GACGCTATTCGCTTCTACGTTCAGGACACCGACCCCAACGACCCGCTGATCACCGATGAGGAGATCGAATTCCTCATTGCCCAGTGGGGTCCAATCTATGGTTCTACTCTGTGGACTGCCTCCGTGGTGGCTGAAGCCATTGGGGCCAAGTTCGCTCGTGAGGTCTCCTACTCCGCTGATGGTGTGAGCGTCGGCGTACAGGAACTTCAGGCCAAGTACGACGCGCTGGCTACGAGCCTGCGTGATCAGTACAAGCAGTTCGATCTGGGCACTGGCGTGGAGTACGCCTACCTCATGAACTCCAACTACCGGGACGCTCGGATCAAGCCGACGATCTGGGGCATTGGCATGAACGACAACATCAGGGCTGGTAATCAGGAGTTCGGCGGGGAGATCCCGCTGGAGGCCGATTACGAGTCCGGTGGTGATCAGGGAGTGCCGTACTAATGCCGCGTACGGTGTCAGCATGGGCGAAGAGTTACGTGCGGAATTCTGCGGAAGCGCAGTTCGACTGCACCGTGCGTATCTTCATCTCTTCCACGCCCACCCTGAACACCACCACCGGTGCCTACACCTCGGTCGAAGGTGCAACGATCTATACCGGACCAGCGCGTATCTGGAGCGTGGATGGCGGTGTTCTCATGAACCTTGGTGAGGGCGACTACGCCACCATGACCACCTACTGCTCCATTCCGTGGGATGCCACCCCTGTTCCTGAGAACGACAACCAGATCGTGGTCACGGATAGCCCCGGAGACCCGAATCTGGTGGGCAAGGTCTTCCGAGTCATGAGTGTGGATGGCGGCGGGCAGATGCGTGCTACGCGCCGGATGCAGGTCACTGCCCTGACCGAGAACAGGAGTTGGCAGCCGTGACCGATGCCGCCTACGCCGACCTGACCTCATTGGTCGCTGATCTCACTGCTGCCAGCCAGCAGGGAATGGAAGATGTCGCCAAGAAGATCATCAAGGGTGCTGCTGAGTCCGTGCAGTTGGAGGCTCAGAGCCTCGCTCCCATCAAGACCGGGCGACTGCGGGATTCCATCACCATCAAGTACATCAATCCCCTGAAGGCCGTTGTGGGGACAGATGTGGACTACGGGGTCTATCAGGAGTACGGCACGGGTCTTCGTGGGGAGTTCCCCGGCAAGATGTACGAGATCAAGCCCAAGAAGGGCAAAGTCCTGTCATTTACTGTAAGTGGCAAGAGAGTGTTCGCCAAGATCGTTCGGCACCCCGGAATCAAAGCCCATCCGTTCATGCGCCCTGCACTGACCAATGCGCTGGGCAAGGAACTGACGAAGAACCTTGCTGAGGCCGGTGCGCTGATCATCACCAAGGGACCGGTGCAGAAATGATCGAGCGCAGAGCACTGACTGCCGCGCTGGTCACTGCCATCGGCACGGGTACGAGTATGCCGGTCGGGCTGGCCAATTCTCCGATTAACGGAGGGTGGGACGGCCAGCCCAATGCCGATGGGTCAAATTTCACCCCTTATTCTGTGATCACCCCTCAGACGGCCACGAACGCCACTGGTCCCATGAATGACCCACAGGCTGACCGGCAGATACCCTACGCAGTTTCCTGTTTCGGTGTGATGCCCGAGCAGACCGAATGGATGGCCGACAAGGCTCGTGCCGCAGCAGAGGCGCTGAAGAAGACAACCGTCGCGCTAGGCGACGGAAACTACAGGATTCAGCAGGTGAGGACCGACGTAATCGGCGGTCTCCAGCGTGTTGATGTGTCTGAGCCTCCATATTGGGGACAGACCGATGTAATGACCCTCTGGCTTACAAGAGATTGATTGACGAGGGTGAAATGATCATTGGAGAGCGCGCCGATCTAATCTGGAGGATGTAATGGCCCGCATTATCCCGAACGAGAACACTTGGGTCGGCTTCGTCGCTGGTCTTGGTGGGCTTGTTGACTACACCGCACCTACCGAGACTGAGGTCAACGGTGCTGTGGACCTGACCCCCTTCCTGATGAGCATCAATGCTTCGTCACAGGGCAACACGGTTCCCACGCCCTCGTTTGACTCTCTGTTTGAGACTTCGATCATCGGCACGAGTCAGGCCACCTTCGCGGCTGACTTCTACCGTGACGATCTCAACGACCTCGCGTGGTCCACGCTGCCGCGTACCACGGTCGGTTATTTCATCGTCTCCCGCTTTGGTGGATCTGGCGCAGACCAGATTCCCCAGAATGGCGACGTATGTGAGGTCTGGCCCGTCAACGTCGTTTCTCGTACCGCTGCGAACATGCAGAACAACACGGTGCAGACGTTCTCGATCCAGTGCTCAGTGAACCTTGTCCCGGCTGAGGCTGCTGTCGTGTCCGGTGCTTCCGGTGTCCCGTCCGCTCCTGTCGGACCCATCGAGGCGACCGCCACTGCCGCTACCACGGCTACGGTGGACTTCAACGCCCCGCTGTTCGTGGGCGCTGGCCTCACCAGCCCGTTCTACAAGGTGTACTCCGACAGCACTGCTGGCGGAACCTTCACCACGCTGGAGACGGCTACCATCGTCGGAACCACGGCGAATGTCACCGGCCTCACCACGGCGACCACGTACTACTTCAAGGTCGTCGCTACCAATGCGGCTGGCGACGGTCCGAAGTCGGTCGTGTCGAACGTCATCACCACCCCATAACAGAAGGAGTCCTGAATGCCCACTCAGGAGCCAGAGGAAGTTACCGAGGAGTACACCCCCAACAGGGCTACTCGTCGGGCCAAGAAGTCGTCCGGGCCTGCTCGGGCGACCTTGGCCATGCTCCGGAACAAGAAGCGGTTGGAGAAGGAACTTACGGTCATGCTGCCGGTGGAAGGTGGGGAGACAGAGGAAGTGTCCTTCCTCTTCCAGTCCATCGGCGCGCAGGAGTGGGATCGCTTGGTTGCCAAGTACCCACCTACCGCCGAGCAGCGTGCCAACGGTGAATCTTTCAACATGCACAAGTTCGCCCCTGCTCTCCTCTCGGCAGTTTGCGCTGATCCGAAACTGACCGAGGGAGAGTGGACGGAGATCTGGGGATCGCCAGATTGGAACCGGGGTGAGGTCGTCCAGTTCTACGTCACTGCCGTTGAACTCTGCTCCACGGGGATGGATGTCCCTTTCAGCGGGAGAGACTGAGGTATGACTCTCAACTCTATGTAGAGATGTCCTACTGCTATGAGCAGGGCATCCCTCATAGTGTTTTCCTCGGATGGTCTCCCGAGGACAAGGCGAAGACTCTGGCGTTCATGATGGAGAAAGCCTCCCGATGTGAGATGTGCGGTACGGCACAATGGGAGTGGGACGCAGATAAGTACGCCTACGAGCCAGTTGAGAGGTTCTGCATGGGTTGCTACCTCAAGGGCATCGCTGACGAGAGCGCTGGCCAGATGATGGGTACCAGCATCGTCATGGAACCCACTCGTACGGTTGGTGCGGCCCAGCGTCATGTCCGGATGAGGCGTGAGCAGCATGGCTAACGAGGAAACCCGCAATGCCAATGTAGTCATCTCCGCTGATGTCTCCGGGTACACCCAAGGCACTCAGGAAGCCACCAAGCAGACCAACCTCCTGCTGGCGTCGGTCAACAAACTCACCACGTCGCTTGATGGCATCACCAAGAAGATGGGCAAGAAACTCCTCATCTTCTCGGCTGCCGACCTTGCCACGCTCACCGCTGTCAGCGTGGTCACGGCCAAGTACGAGAAGCAACTGGGCACCCTGTCCGCGCAGGCAGCCGTTGCTGGCAAGAATCTCAACATCTACAAGAAGGGGATTGACGAGGTCTCCACCTCCATCCCTGTTGCTCGTGGCGAACTGGTGCAGTTGTCTACCCAGATCAACAATCTGGGCATCACCAGTGAGGCCGAGACGGTCAAGATCGCCCGACTCTTCTCCCAGATGGGCGCGGCCACCGGTGAGAGCGCAGCAGCGCTCACACAGGGCCTGATCGAACTGTCCCGCACTATGGGGACGCTTGCCAACGGAGAGCAGGGACTCAGAAACTTCTCAGATGAGGTCGTCACCCTTTCCGCAAAACTGGGAGTGGCCAGTACCGACATCCTTGGATTCGCCCA